CAATTGCTCGATATCCTTTAGGATAGTTGAGACAAAATCTTCCGCAATGCTCATCTGCCGACTTCTTACTTTCTGATTCATATACTTTCATCCATTGTTTAAGTTCATCAACCATCTCATACTTATGCCCACGCTTTAATAACCACTCGTGCATACCCATAAGTCCCAGACCTATACGACTATTCTTTTGCCTTACTTCATATACTTTATTGTAAGGCAGGTGCGCTCTCATTAACCCACAAACCAGGAACTTAGAGCCAAGAGAAACGACCTCTTTAAATTCTTCAACCGAATCAATATTAGCGAGGTTGACAGAGCCAAGATTACAAACATCACTGTCATCTTCAGACGTAATTTCTGTACAAGCATTCCTAAGTGTTTCATTCTGCTGCGCTCCAAAGTTAAACGAGAACCCCGGCTCACCTGTCATCATGGCTTGCTTAACATTCTCTAAGTAAATCTTATTCATCGGGTCTTTAAGCCACGCATCATCGTAGTTCAGAGACACGTTCATCATGTCCAATGGAGCAGGCCAGTTAAAGTTTTCTTTCTTTAGCTCGGCCAGTGTAGTACCACCCACCTTTATGTCATGCCAGTTCTTAGCATGGAGCAGGTTCCAAGCATCCTCATGCTGCCAGTTCATACTACCATACAGTGCAGACCTACGGCTACCACCCTGCATTACATTCCTACCCACCTCATTCAGTGTATAGAGTAACGGGATTGGTCCTGATGCCACTCCTCCTGTTCGCTTGAGTTGTCTACCAGACGGCCTAGCCCTAGATATATCAACACCAATACCACCGCCAGTCATCAAGCAGGTCATCGCACGTTCAGTAACTCCAGACCATTCCTCTCTAGTATCTTCTTCAAGCCTCAATAGGTAACAGTTATTGTAGAACCGTGCCTCTCTACTTGCGTACCAGAGATACCTGCCTCCAGGCATAAACTTAAACTCTGATATATACTGAGTGAGTTGGTCACGATCAGACTTATCCATGAGCGGAGTCTTCATAGCATTGAAGTCACCACACACAGAGTTAACTACTGAATGAGCCTTATCTTCCCATGTTTCGTAGGGATTCGAGGCATACTTCTGCTTGAAGATAGTCTCTCCCAGTTCTGTTTTAAAGGTCATGGTATCGGTATGCTCCTGTTATGCCTTTTGAATAATCCCATTCATCTCCAACTTTAGGCATGGCGGCAATCTCTTTAACATGTTCGTATTCCCATGCTGAATCACGAGCATCAGTAAATGTACGGTGCATCGTATCATTTAACTCTTGATGTTCATTGAAGTATACAACAGCGTGATCAGCAAGTGCTGCTTTGGCATGTGCTACTGCATTATCGTCATGGAATTTCTCTTGCTTGTTCTTCGCTCTAGTCTTCATGCTGCTTTCTCCTTGAATTCATCTGCTTCATCTTCACCCATGACACCATACTTGTAGAATCCTGCAATCTTTAGCACTACCCTGGACAACGCACGTTTCTCTGCCATTGCCACAGGATAAGCCTGCTTATTATTGTTAGATGATGCCTCACCATACGACTCCATTACTACGTCATCCTTCTTAGCGATGGCCTTGATAACTACAAAGTCAGGCGGCACTATAGATTCCACATAGTAATTAACCTCTATATTATTATGGAACTGTATCTTCTCGATACCTTCCCGCTTAATAATAACTACCTTCTTACCACCGCTAAAGTTTAATTCGTGAACGTCCTCTTTAGATAGTCCGTTCTCTACAAACAATTCTTTCAGCAGTTCCATCTTTGTTGCCATGTTATTCTCCCATTACCTTTACCCAGGAATAAGATGCACCATCATCAGGATCAGGATAAGTACACTTCATCTTGATAGTTTTCTTTTCAACAGCGATCCTTTCCGCTCCTTCTTCTGGACGCCCTGCTTCAGCCAATGCTTCAGGCCACCCAGACATCAGGCTGTTTGCATATCTAACCATATCAAATGGTGTTCTGTTCATCTGTAATCTCCTTAAAGTCTTTGATTTTAATCACAACATAACTGTCTTCATACTTCATCTGCTTCTCATGCAGCACTATGATTGGTACTCTATGCTCTGCCTCTAGTACAGCTTGAGCCATTGCATCATGTATCCAGTCAGGTAGTTTCTTCCTGTGCTTCACCTCGATGCTCCACTTAGGATGTTCAACATCTCTCCTAGACTCACCGTTGCAACCTGTTCGCACACCACCCAAGATACTAGCGATGGTGCGCTCACAATGTTTCCAGGTTGTCATTGTTTTTTAATATGCTCAATTAAAAACTTTGCATATTGAATTATTTTTTCTAAATCTTGTATGGAAGTTCCTCTTTTATCCCAAGTAGATGCTAATGCTACAATGCTTCCAGAGGAATAACAAAGATTATTTTTTAAAATAAATTCAATAGGCGGTATTGGCATATCATAATGACTTGGTTTCATATAGCTACCGCTCGTCGCCGTGCATGATTGTGCGCCTGTGTCTTACGAGTAGACCACCGACAATTATCAGGACCGTATTCATTATCAACATCTATACGATCAAGGAACGATCCTTTAAATCTCTCTCCCATATCATCTAGGAAAGTTACAAAGTCGTGCCAGTCCGGTGCTACACTGATACCACGACCACCAAAGTATTCATAACCTACTTGATTAGGATTGTAACAACGCTCCATCATCTTACGCCAGGAATTGTAGGTAGGTGTACGTCCGTTTTTACTATGTCCATGTTGCATTATAACAGTCTCCGTTCTTGTTTTGTAAGTGTATACTTCTTGCATCGTTTGCCCCAATCTGATACAGATTCACCATCTTTCTGCCAAAGATCAAGACCTTTCAACCTTGCTTTATGTAGTTCTAAGAATGGTACATATTCACCTCCCATATAGTTTACTCCAAATCGTGTAGCCCAACACCTATCACACAGAGGATAAGGGTTTAACTGTGTTGCCTCTTTGCTGTTGCAATCCTGACAGCCTATTCCCATCTAGTACCTCCTTCTTCTGTTTAGCCATTTCATCACGCCATTCTTGCATTGTCTGTTTGTTCACTTTAATTATATCCTCTTGAAGATGCTCCACTATAGGAATCAGTAAGGAATAGACAGGACTCTTCTTAACCTTACGAAAGTAATGGTTAATAGGTTCGCCTTTCTCCTCACTAAGGGTTAGTCCTCTTGCAGCGCTGTATCCCAGCCCACCACTACGCTTGTATACATCTGTAACTGCTTGATCTAAGGCTACTTGCATTATCTCAATAGGAATCTCATTGTTACCTGGGTTCTGCCTCTCTGGGCCTGATACTGATTGAAGATAGAAGTACACATTAAACAATCTCTTCTTAGCATACTTGATATCATCTTGATTACAATGCTTTAGCTCATTAACTCTTTCGATATAACCAAGGCATCTGTTCTTATATATCTCAATAGGTATGCTATTAGACTTGTCTCTATCATGCTGAACCTTCTTCATCAGAGTCAATCCCTTGCGAACGAATCGATCTAATAAGAAATTGGCCGTCATCTATATTACCTTTCACGTTTAACTTGTTGTTATTAATCATGTATTATACCACAAGAAAGCACCTAGTAATAGCCTTATATATCAATGAGTTAACTCTTAAAGGTAGTATAGTAGAGGAAAATTTAAATGGATTCCAACTACAAGGCTGACCAGAAACTTAAACGTCAGCGTAAACGTAACCTAGTAGCCAAACATAACAAGCTTAAGGGTGGTTATCACAGAACCAGGGTTGCCTATGAGCGGCCTAAGAAACAAGACTATCTATATAATCTTGAGTGACCTCACGACCATTACCTTTGCCTAAATACTTATTGATATGCCTGGTTGTTGTCGAGCTATACCATGCTCCAGTGCGGAAAGCGCCATCACGGTCATACCCGGCTACTGGTGTACTATAACTAAACAGTATAGTTGTGCCATTAATGTATAACTCTGTCATATTAGAACCTTGGGGTGTAAGTCTCATACTTTCTTCTCCTTGATATAAATCCTTAGACATTTAGATTTAGAGATGGGTTGACCATAGGTATAGTGTCTCCAATTCTCTCCATCACGGAGGAACTGACCTTTTACCCGCATTTCGTATCTATCTTTATTAAGATATCGTTTCATTAACCGTACTATAGACTTTCCTCTAGGGTCGTTAGGTATCTCACTGAATATATATTGAGGTGCTGTCATTTCAGTATCTCCCATGCTTGAGCAACCACAAGTGGTACTTGTCCATTGCCAATGGCTTTAAGTCTGTCCACCCTAGAGGCCACGCCATGAGCCACTCGACCCACGTTGGGTTCAGTTGACCACCAGCATGAACCGCTAGAGGAGGAGTGTTCCTCGCTCTCTCTGCTGGATGATTCCCATCCTTCCAGTCTCTCGCTGCTGGTGTCGGCCACATTCGATGCCTCTCTAGGAACCCGCTCTCTACTTCCTGAGCCAGGCTCCCACTGTTCCCGAACTTGTACTCTTTCTTCTTCATGTTCCCAGTGTACGCATCTGCCGCGCTTGGGGTCTTGGCTGGTCGCCTTGATCCAGAGTCTTTTCCTTCGATGCGGTGCGCCCACATCGTCTGCTCCCAACACAATCCATTTTGCATCATACCCTGCTTGGGCCAGCGACCCGAGAATTTCTTGGAAGTATCCTGAATTAAGCAGACCTGGGACGTTTTCCAAGAGAGCGTATCTTGGTTGTACATCCCGAATAATCTGGATGGTTGACGGCCACATATTCCTTTCGTCTTCTTTACCTTTGCGTTTTCCCGCAACGCTGAATGGTTGGCAGGGAAAGCCTGCTGTAACCACATCGACAAAGCCCTTATATTTTTTAGCTGCACCGGACTGGACGAACTCACGCACATCTCCAAAGATTGGTGCCTCACTAAGGATTCCGTCTTTGATTCTTTGTGCGATGACTTGTTGACAGTATCTTTCGTACTCGACATAACCAACGTGCCTCCATCCTAATAGTTTAGTACCAAGCAGGCCACCACCTGCACCAGAAAACAAAGACAACTCATTCATAGAGTTCATCCCATTCCTCCGGTGTTATACCAGATATAAAGAACTCTCGTTGAGAGCGATCAAGATTAGGGAAAGCATCCTGAACCAGGGCTCCTGAATCATACGCATCAATCTGAGCCTGAGTTATATCCAAATTCATAGACACTGATTGTCCTGAAATTATTGATGTCCTTACTACTGTAATCATGACTTAATCCTCTTGCGTTGTGATCGATCCACTGTATCCCAGTTAACCTCATCTGAACAGACCTCATACTCCTGTCCAGGTTTATCAATACAGAAGTATATATCTTCGTCATCATCGTACTGGCTAAGACTCACCTCTTCAACCACTACTGTACGGTATTCACCTTCTCTTAACTCAAGTTCAAAGGTGTCACCTACCTCCATGCTTGGAAACACTCCTTCCCATGGTCGGATATCATCTAATGCTGGTTCATTTTTAAGTGTCATCTCAATGCTCCCATTCAGTGTACTTTTCGTGCATCGCATCATCTTCTGCCTGCATTGCTAAGTAATACTCTTCTAACAAGGCTTGTTCTTTCTCTACTTCCTCTTTATCCTGGACAACAGCGCCTAACAATTTACACAAAGAGTCTATCTCTTCGGTGTCTAGTGTCTCTTCACAGTGCCTAACTAA